ACGTACTCCATAATTTAGTATAAATAGAATTATACACCTATTTATAAAGAAAGAGATGGATTACCATGGCAAGTAGTAGAGTAGAGCTTTACAGACGTAGAAAAGAATCTAAGTTTGCAAACTCTTATCAGTGTTTTCCTGAACAACCACACCCACATAGCTGTCTTTTAGTTTTTAAAGAATTCGATTATTCTCCCATCAAAGAAGGCTCTACTCCAACTGGACTACGCACTATATTTCAGAGCGCTTTTGGAGAAAGATCATCTGGTGTTGGTTTAAGATCAGCTCAAGCAATTGAATTACCGTTTCCTAAAGCTCTTGTTGATAATACAAACTTAAGAATTAACTCGTTTGAAAGAGATCCTTTTACTGAAAGTATTGCAGGAAAAGTTAAAGCGTTTATGGATGGAGAAAACGCAGGTGCTACTACAGCCGATTTACCAAAATTATTGCAAGGCATGGGTGCTTCTATGGGTGCAGCAATGGGCGGTGATAGTTTAGGTCAAAACATTAACGATCTTGCAAGTAAATTCTTAGGGTCGGATATAAAAGATGTTGCAACTGCGGCACAATACCTTTTAAGGAAAACCATTCCTGGTGATATTAGTAGATCTATTGATCTCGTGACAGGACAAACAATAAACCCTAGAGAAACTCTATCATTTGAAGGTGTTAATTTAAGAACACATCAGTTTAATTGGGATTTGTTTCCAAATTCAAAAGCAGACTCTCTTAGAATTAAAAACATTGTTGATATGATTAAAAGAAAGTCTTTGCCAGAAGTTATTGATATTGATGGCGTTCCAAAAGCATTCTTGCAGTATCCATCAGTTGTAGATATTTATTTAATAGGTGTCAATAGCGAACACTTTATTAAGTATAAAACATCAATGATAACAGAATTTTCTGTTGATTATGGTGCAGGAGGCGGAGTTGCTATTATGAAAGGTGGTAAACCTAACGGAGTAAACTTGGCGTTAAATCTAACAGAACTAGAAATTGAAACAGCGCATGATTACGGCGAAGCAGGTAATGAACCTTACGTTTCACAAGTTGACTTAGCAGACTTTGATCCTGTTGTAAGTAAAGGTGGAGGAGGTAAATAATGACAAAGTATTTTGAACAATTTCCTTTAATAAATTATGAAGGTAAATTAGTAAGAGACATTACAAGACGTACTAATTTTACTAAAGAAGTATCGAATAATCCTATGCTTTACATGCCTTATACAGTTAAAGAAGGTGAAAGACCAGAGGATATTGCAGAATTCTATTACGGTAGTACTGATTTTACTTGGGTGGTGTATTTTTCAAACCATATAATTGATCCATATCACGATTGGCCTAAATCAGAAGCCGATTTTAACAACTACTTAAAAGAAAAATACGGCGAGCAATCAGGACTTGTTGGTGACGATATCGTTGATTGGGCAAGAGATGATAACGATGAAAATATCCTGTACTATTATAAAGAGGTATAAGAATGGCAGTTGATATTGTTAAATTAGCACCAGAATCGTTTAGAACGATTTATCTTCGTAAAGAAGATCGTGTTATCTTGCGTACAGAGCAAGGCCGTAAAATTATTATTAAACGTATTATTCCTGATGAATGGAAACCTTGGAGAATTTACGATCAAGAACTCGTAGAGAATAATAATAAAAAAGAAATATTCCTTGTTGACCGCGCTTATTTACCGCAAGTAACAGAGTCTTTTAAGAAAAGTTCAAGAAGCAAATAAATGGCAGAGTTTAATCCAGGTTCGGCAGATATTAGTAAGGCACTTGTTACAAACGCAAGTGGCAAGTCTAAAGATATAGCTTCTATAATTGTTAGCTTTGAATTAGAACAATCGTTAGATCTTATGAGTTATTCTGGTAAATTAAAGATTTTAGACGGTATAGGTTTTATGGAAACATTTCCTTTGCGAGGTGAAGAGCAGATAGATTTAAAAATAAGTAGTATGGATCTTGGCACTGAAAAAAATCTAAAGGCTCAAGTATTTAGAATTGATAGCATTGTTCCTTCAGAATCTGGAGGTCAAGTATTGTATACAATGCATTTTATTTCAAAAATTAGTTATAACGCTTTTAAGAGAAAAATTACCAAATCTTATAGCAAAAAGAGTATGGATCAAATTGCTAAAATTATATTCGATACTTATTTCTCTAAACTTGGCGAAAAAGATTATTTAGATAAAAACGATAGAACTAAAACTTTGAGTTATGCAGCTTATAGAATGCCTATTATAGACGAACCTGACAGAAGCTTTTACATACAACCAACAGCTAATTTGACTGATATAATTATTCCTGACTATATGCCGACTGAAGCAATGCAGTTTATACAAAATCTTAGTTTTCAGCCTGAAACACCTTCTGCTTCTTTTAAATTTTTCGAAACCTTAGATAACTTTTATTATGTAACTGACGAATATCTAATCAAGTCTGCAAGAAGAAAAGATTTGGTAGATTTATTTTATAGTCCTGCATCTTCTATTGATCCGAGAAAACCTAACGATCAGGTTAATAGAATTGAAAAATTAGAAGTTGCTTCTAAAGGTTTAAATACCGCTTCTGATATTATTAGTGGTGGTTATACCAGCAAAGTAACTGAAATAGATTTGATAAGAAAAAAGATTGTGCCTAATAATTTTAATTATGATAAGAACGCAGGCTTTATAGATATGTCTGGTAATAGTGTAGATTTACAAGATGATCCTCATTCAGAAGTGTTTAGAAAAGAAACATTTACTGAAGAAAATGCAAGAAACTTTTTTGTGTTTAAAAATTATAATCAAAACGGTGATATTCCAGGTTCATTGCACGTTGATAGATTTATTCCAACTATTGTATCTAATAAGTTATCTTATCAGCACCATTTAAATCAAACAACTGTGGCTGCTTCGATGAAGGGTAGACTAGATATTGCTCCAGGAATGGTAGTTAATTTATCTATTAAAGGTTTAGATGGGTTGGATGCTCCTGAATCTAATAAAACATTATCTGGTAAATATTTAGTACATACGGTAAGGCATTCAAGAGATGACAGCGGTACTCTAGGTTGTGCTTTAAAACTAATTAAATACGGATGGAGTAAGGGTATAGCCAATGAGTAATTATGGTGCAGGAATTAGAGACCCGCTATTTTTTATGGGTATTATTGAGGATATAGTAGATCCTAGAGCCGAAGGTAGAGCGAGAGTTCGTGCGTTTGGTATACATGGAACAAATAAAGATATACCTACAGATGAATTGCCATGGGCGTTAATAGTAAAAGGTGACTATGATCCAAACGGTACGCCGGGTTTAGGTTTACCTGCAGTAAATTCGTGGGTATTTGGTGTGTTCTTAGACGGTAGAGGCGCACAACAACCAATGATTTTAGGATTAATACCTACACAGCCTACACAAATTATAGATCCAGAAGCAGATGGATATGGCAAAATTCCTAGAAGAAACGGAGAATTGCTTGCGCGCGGAGCTGCGCCTGAAGACTTTGGTCAACCGCAAAACGATAGACTATCTCGTGGTGAAAATATAGATGAAACATATATAGTAGATCAAGAGTCAAATAAAATTGAAGATGTGCAATTTGCAGGAGATGAAGAACGAACTTGGTCAGAACCAACAGCCGCATATGATGCTCAATATCCATTTAATAGAGTATTTAAATCAGGCAGACATAGTATAGAATTGGATGATACGCCTGGTCACGAAAGAATTATGATATATCATAACGAAGGCTCTTATATTCAAATTGATTCAAGAGGTACTGTAACTAATAAAAGCACTTCAGATCAATTCGACGTCATAGATAAAAACTCTCATGTTGTTATTGGCGGAGCAGGATCTGGTTTTAGTACAGTAACTATTAACGGTAATGCTTATGTAAAAGTAAACGGTGATAAAACAGAAGAGATTACTGGTGACTTACAGACATTAGTTCATGGAAACCATTTGCATTCAGTTGGTAATCAATACACGATGGTTGCTGGTGTACAAGCTCAAATGAGATCAGCTGATCTTAAATTGGAAGCGAATGTAGGTACTATGTCTATTAAAGCTGGAAAAGAAATGCAAGTTTCTTCTGGTGAAGGGCTATATGTTAAATCTGATAAAGTTTGGTTAGAAGCGTTAAGTACTTTAAATATATTGGGTGATCAAACATTGATTAAAGGTACTTCTGAAATTGATATATTCGGTGCTGATATCGCGATTAAAGGAACAGATGCATTTAATATTAAAGGAGATGCTGAGTTAATTTTAGGTTCTGATGGCAATGTACACGTAAGAGGCCAAACAGTTTATATTGACGATTATGTTAGTATGGCTAATGGAGGAGCGTCTTCTCCAGATGATGCCGCCGAAGCTGAAGCATCAAAAGATGCATCTGCAATCGAAGCTCCAGAGCCAGTAGTACAAAATACAAGCATTATGCCAGTAACAGAAACTGGTTCTATGGGTTCTAGTGGTCTTGCTTCTCAAGACGATGATGCCGAAAATCAAAGTTCAGCACAAATTTATGACTCAAAAACACCGCAAACTACTGTTACTAAAACCGCGTTGTCTCCATTATTAGATTTAATTAATGAAGTAGAATCTAAAGCTTACGGCTATGATTCTATATACGGAGAAATACCAACAAGCATGCATCCTGTTCAAGCTATTACTAAGATGACTATTCAAGAAATATTAGATTGGCAAGAGTCAATAGATGCAGATGTTGGCTCTGAGGCAGTAGGAAGATATCAAATTATAGAAGATACGTTAAGAAATACAAATAATAACGATCCTAATTCTCCTAAAGGAACACCGCTTTATACGAGGGCTGGTCTATCAGCTTCAGATTTGTTTACTCCAGAAAATCAAGACAAGCTTGCTATTGCTTTAATTGAAGGTCGCGGATTAAATAGATTTATGGAAGGTAAGTTGTCTTTAGAAAACTTTGCAAATAATCTTGCTCATGAATGGGCAGGTTTACCGTTAGTTACAGGACCTAATACTGGTAAAAGTGCTTATGATGGTGATGGTTTAAACGCTGCAAAACCAAACATGGTTCAAAGATTT